AAGAAGATGCTCTACTCGTAGTAGCTCCAACTCTCCCTATATATACTGTGCCACCATCAACTCTTATTTTTAAAAAATAAGTTACTTCTGATGTTGTACTTGGAGAATCTAAATAACTTAAAGTAACATTTTGTTGTTCGTAAGTTGGATTAGTTCCTCTCATACCATTAGAATAAATTGCATTTTCACTTCCATCACTTACATTGTCAGCAATAATAGAAGCAGATTGACCATCTATTTGTCTAAACATTTGAATCCAATAAGTATTAGTTCCACCCATACCGACACCCATTTGTGAAGTAACATAAATTTTACTATTTGTTGCTGAGGGTGTGATTGCTCTACTAAAATTTGTAATTTCAGTATAGCTAGTAGATGTTGTAGAAAAACTACCTCCTTGAAAAGTATTTAAGAACTGACCAACTTTTCCACCACCTACAGTAGCACTACCACCTAAAGAAACTGCCGAGCCATTTAATGTAATACTAGAGTTAGCAAGTTTAGAATTTGCTATGCTTCCAGCAAGTTTGTCATTAGCAATACTACCAGCTAACATATCATTAGTAACTGTACCTGTGCCAGGTGTTTGCGTATTCACTGCTTTTCCTAGATAGTGTATCTCAACAATATCTGAGCTTACAAGCGTTCCACCTAGTGTAATTCTAGTAGAAGTTGTTAGAGTAAGATTTGTTGTATCTTGTTTTACAAAGTTTACGAATACCATTACATCTGCAATAGAACTAATAGCATGGTCTAAATCTACATAAGCATTAGTAGAAGAAGTTACTCTTTGTTTAGCTGTGGTTATAAATCCACTTTGAGGAGGTGTACCTAAATATGCCATATTATGCTACATCTGTTAATAGTGAAACAATTACATCAGCATTTCCGCTAGAGTTATCACTTTTTGCTTTAATACTGCCACCACTAGGAATTACTATTTTTCCTTGCACACATTCAATAGAACTACCAACTGGTAATGGCGCTCCTTTAACAATATATCTATCGTTTGATCCATCATTTAATACAGCGTCTACATTTATAGATGCAGTACCAGTATTAGATATCAACAAACCTATGACAATTTGTTTATTTGATGTTGTACTTACAACAGTAGTTAAAGAGTTATTTGATAAACTTGCATCTGCTTGACCAAAATTATTTGCCATAATATCTCTCCTAACCTAACGCAATCGCAAATGGTATACTATTATCAGTTGCGGCTATCGTCAATGTTTCATTACCACCATCACTGCCCTCAGTGAGAGTTACATTTGATCCAGCAACAAGTTTACCATTTAGGAAACCAGCTGTTGTATCATTAGCAGATACTTTTGTTTTTACATCAGTATCAGCTGTAATAGTCTGCCATGCAGAGCCATCATAATATTTTAATGTATTTGAACTTGTGTTAAATGCTAGATCACCAGCATCAAGACTAGAACTAGGATCACTAGAATCTACTCTATATCTATCTGCAAAACTATTTACTCCAGAAATATTAGAAGCAACAGTTGATATATTTGAGTTAGCTCCAGCTACTGTGCTAATATTAGAATTAGCTCCAGCTACAGTATTTACATTGGATATAGATCCAGCTACTGTATTAACATTACTTATAGATCCAGCAACATTACCAATATCAGTTGCATCTCCAGCAACAGCAGTAACATTACTAGCTATTCCAGCTACAGTAGTTACATCAGAACTAACACCAGCAACCGAAGTTACATTAGAAGCTATACCAGCAACAGTTGTTACATTACTAGATATACCAGCAACAGTATTAATGTTTGCCTGGTTACTTGCAGAAACTGTAACTGTTTGCCAAGCTGATCCTGTATATACTTTTGTAGCATTATCAGTTGTGTCAAAAAATAATGCTCCTGTAACAAGAGCATCTCCATCATTATCTGTAGATGGCTCAGAAGATTTAGCTCCTAAATATCTATCATCAAAAGAATCAAAACTATTGGCTGCCGAAGTAGCTGAACTTGCAGCATTTGTTGCTTGAGTAGATGCAGTTGATGCAGAACTAGCAGAAGCTGTTGCAGAATTTGCTGCAGCTGTAGCACTTGAGGCTGCATTTGTTGCACTTGTAGTTGCACTAGAAGCATCTACTAATAAATCATATTTTGCTGAGTTTGCATTACTCGTCAAAGGTTGTGATCCACTAGAAGTATGAGCAGAATTAACAATAAAAATATTATTTGTTGATGTATCTTTAACTATATCTCTTTCATTATAGGCAGTTGTAGTTGCCCAGTTACCACGATTTGTACCTATTTCTTGTGTAAATTGTAAAGCATTACCAGAAGAATTTACGCTAAGTATTTTATTAGCCGAAAGCTCTGGAAATGTAAGACCAAAAGCTGTTGATGTTGTAGACGCAGCTTTAGGCGATAATTTAATATCTACTTCATTCTGTTGTATTAACGCAACAAGTTTATCTAGTTCAGTATTAAGAGTTTCTATAGGAAATGTACCAGAACTAGGAAAATCACTTGTTCTTGATGTAGGTAGATTTCTAAGAATTGTATATTTATCATCTACTGTAGCTCCTCCACCTAAAGTAACATTACCACCTCCAGTAACACCAGCTCCAGTAACAGAATATTGAGCTGCACTACTAGGATTAGAAGCTAAAGTAAGTGTAGTATCTACACCACTAGATGTTTTTATTACTTGTAAGTCAGAATCACTAAAAAATTCAAATGGTACTGCAAATACAGTTTGTCCACCTGTAGCTGTATACTGTATTCTAGCACTTGTATCAGATATTTGTATACTCATCTTAAAACGTTTTTCTCCATACTATCAAATAATGAATCCAGAAACCATACATTTTGAAATGGAACAAGTCTACGCACATTCCTTGCTGTGTGATGGTTGTACTTACCTGTACCCCAGGTAAACATTATATCAGCTATATTTTCTATCTGAGATGCACTTGGACCAAGTATATCTGCTATTGGCATACCATAAGGTCCAATAGTTTTTCTTTGATCTTTATAAGTACCATAAGGTTTTTTTGCTCCAAGCAAAGGTCTAAGTCCTATTTGATTATTAGCTAATCTTTCTAATGAGTTGTTTATATCTGAATATATACCACCAAGACCAGATCTATCAAAAGCATCTACTATTTTTTGTCCAAGTGGTTTATTTTCATATTTTCTGTTAAATGCTTTTTGTCTAAACGCATCTACCATAGCTCCAGCTGCCATTAACAATAATACGCCCTGGAAGAAGTTTGCATCTCTTTCTTGTAAACCTCTTAGTAACATTCTTTGTGTAGAAGCTATACCAAACTTTTTAAACTGTAGTAATGTTCCTCCAAGTTCTGTGTTTGCCCACAATGGTACATCTCCTTTTGATGGTGTAACAATATCTATATTAGATTGTTTACCTATAGCATTATGATAAGCATCAGCTGCAGCTCTATTATCCCAAGCATCAGAATTAGCTACTCTCATAGTTTTGTAATCATCTCCATTTTGTTTAAATGTTTTTTTACCATTTTTACCAACACCATATTTTTGATATTGTTGATATATCTGTTTAGCCATATCGTCATTTATACCTAGATTTAACATTCTAGCTCTATTTACTTTTGTAACTTTTTCGCCTTTTGCTATCTGTTCTGCTACTTCTATAAGTCTAGTACCATTAAATAATGATGCAATACTTTTGGCTGCTGTATTCCATGGATTACTTAAATTTAAGAATGTAAAATATAAATTACCTAAAGAACTAAAACCTCTTTCAAATTTATTAAAAACACCAAAAGCATCTTCTACACCATACATAGACATAGCTCTTGAGCTGTTCCACATATCTAATGCTTCTCCACCTAACTGTGCTGATCTTTTAGACATATTAAATATTTCTTTTGCATATCCACTTGTTAGTGCTTCATATGAATTTTTAAAAGTTCTAGTAATACCATTTACCATTACTAATCTTGCTACATCTACAGTTTGAGCTATACCAGTAAGCATAGTTAGAGCATTGTATAATTTACCTATTCTAATACCTCTTGATATAAATCTATTAGGATCATCAGCTAATCCATATGTACCTCTAAGTAAATGTATAGCTGCATCTAAGTCTACAAGTATTTCTTCTTTTTGTTTTATTAATTTATTCTTTTGTACTGTAGATGCTGCATTTTCTATTAGCTCATCATATTCATCTGATATTTGTTGTATACCTTTTTGATAAGATCCACCTTGTACATACTTTGTTCCATATCCCATTGGATCTCCAAATATTTTTGTTATTTCAATATCTGGTATAGTTTGATTGTAATATAATCTTTGTAAAATATTTATATCTTTTTCTATAAATCCAGCATTAGCTAGTTTCATATAATCTATATTAAGATTTCTGCTTTGAAACCTAGAAGATATTTTATTTATTTTATTTATAAACTCATCAATATCTACAGTTTCTCCTTTAGCTGTAGCTAATTTTATTTCGTCTGCTAAATTGTTATATTGTATAACAGGTGTATATCCTTTGAATCCCTCTACTATTTCATCTATTTCTGATTGTGTTATTGTTGGATTTTTTTCTCTAAGTAGTCTTGATAATAAATCTTTAAATTCATCAAATCTTGTATCAATAACATCTCGTCTATATACAATGTTAATGTAATCATTTTTTTTCAATGATCCATTTTGTTTTATATAGTCTAATCTTTTTTCTAGTTTTTCTTTTAATTTAGTAAGATCATTTACTTTTTTATTGTTTTTAGTTTTACCTATAATATCATCTAATCTGTTAATGTATCTTTCTATAAATGTAGTTGCTATTTGTAACTCATCATACTCTTTACCTATTGGACCATAGAAGTTATCTAATTTTCTTGCAGCTTCTACAACTTCTGGATCTAAATTTTTATTGCCCATTCTTGCTTCAAAAACTTTTTCTCTAAATTCTCTTGGAGACATTACTTCTTTACCTCGCATAAATTTTGTATCAAAAGTTCTATCTACAAAGTTTTGTTTACTAGCTCCAAGTCTTTGTAAATATTTATTATATATTTCTTGTATTGCTGTATTTGTTTCTACAATAAGAGGAGCAAACCGCATTTTGATTGCTCTTTCAATACTTGGTTTTGTAACACCATCAACAAAGTTTTTTCTTTGATATAAAGCTCCCTCTAAAGTTCTTTCTATAAATTCTTGTGCAGATCCTATACCATTTTTTAATACTCTAAATATTGGATTGAATGGACCTTGTTCTCCAAATACACCAGCTCCTGTAGGTTGTATTTGATTTTCTGGTAATACATCTACTTTTTCTATTTTAGTACCAGCTGGTATAGCAGCTCCTACTGTACCTTGTTGAAATGCTTTATCATCAGCTTCATCAAGCATATCAGCAGTTTGATCAAACTTTTTACCAGCAGTAGGTTTTAATGCTGGAAGTATAGCTGGTATAATAAAACCACCAGCAGTAATCATCATAGAATAACTTATAGGTCTTGTATCATCAAAAAATCTTTTGCCTTGTTCTTCTGCTGCTATTGTAACTCCAGACTTAGTAGCTCTTGATAATCTACTACCAGTAAATAAAAATCTACCAGCTTTAGTAAACATAAATAAACTTGATGGATCTGTAAGACCACCTAATACTCTACCAACAATATAAGATGGAGATCCCATATTAGTTTTCATATTACTTAAAAATTCTTCTTTTAAATATTTTGTATGTTCTTGATTTCTAGAATGTACAAATTGACCAATATAATCTTCTAATCCTATTAGTTGTGGATCTGTAAAAACATCATATGATTGATCTATTTCATATGTACTATTAGTACCCATAATAGCACTTGCAATATATCTACCACCTAAAAAAACTAAATTTTCGTCTATAAATCCTTTTCTAATATTATTTACAGTACCAAAAAAATTTTGATCTGCTGTAAAATTATTTCTAACTTTTAGTGGATTAACATCAAAGTAAGATTGTTTACCTATAGGACTTACAAAAGGCATTAGTATTTTCTTTCTGATTCTTCCTTATCGTAAACATCTTCTGCTGGTTTAGTAGTAAAGTCTAAATTTAATAAATTAGTATGTTGTCCATTTAACCACATTTCTATAAGTGTTTTATGTTTATTCATTCTAGTATAAACACCCCCCATATTATTATTTTTGTAAATTGTGCCATCATTAGCTAGTTCTCCAAATACTGTTGGATTTGTAGCTGCATATCTTGCATCACTACCACTTAAACCACCCTCTATATATGGCTCAAACTCTCCTATAAACTTTCTATCTCCTGTTCTTATGTAATCGCCCATAGCTGTCATAAATCTATCTCCTAGTAATCCCTGGTATGCTAGATCTATCATAGCCATAGCAAGATAAGAATTTTTATCTCCAGTAATATCAATGCCAAACTTTGCAGCTTTGTCTTTTACCATATTGTATTTTTGATCCATCATAATAGTAGCTATCATAACTGAATCTTTGTATGTTATTTTACTATCTCCAGCTATAAGACTATCTACATCATATCCTCTTTTTGCTAGTTCTGATTTTACAGTTTCATCTTTTAATGATAATCCATGACCTACTGTCCAATCGCCATTACCTCGCATAGTTTCATATGCTGTAGATTTATAACCACCCTCATTTTCAGATATGTAATCAAATAATATATTTTTTTCTGTCATTGTTTCTCCTTTAGTTCCATATATTGATGTAACAAATTGATCTCCTCTTGTTCGTTTTGCTTCTCTTAATGCAGCTTCATTTAATAAAATATTTTGTGATAGTTTTTGAAATTTATTCATTTGTATATCTATACCAAACTCTCTTAATATTTTTTCAGAATTGTTTTGTCCTAAATCTAATAGCGATCTTTCAAACTTTAAAAAATTATAATAAGCTCCATCAAGATCAGCTGCAAAACCACTTAAACCTAATTTATTATAAATTTTATTTCTTTCTTCCTTTCCATCTCTCATAATATTTTGTAAATTTTCTTCTTTTAATTCATTTGGAGACATTGGATATTTTTGTTTAAATTTTTCTTCTAAAGGTAAAGGTGTATATTTTAATGTTGGATCATCTACATTATTAAGTTGTAAAAAAAATCCATCTCCATCTAAGTCTATTAAAATATTATAATATGCATTTAGTGTATCTGGTTGACCATATCCTGGTACATGTTCAAATTTTATTTGTCCATTACCACCCATAGACTTTGGTAACATATCGTATATTTGATTTGTTTCAAAAAAGTTATCTGTTATTCCAAGTTCTGATCTTTCTTCATTACTTAATCTCATAATAGAATCTATAATGCTAAATACAGCATCAGCTTTTATATCATCTGGATTCATGCCAAGTTGTTGA